CTCCTTCATACTTATTATTATTCAATCACTTATGTGATTGTGTTCCTTCATTTAGATTAAATTTGCTTCACTGATGAATTTCAGATGAATATTCTACTAAGTGCTTGGAGGAATCGAATCGTTTCCGATATTTAACGCCAAACCAAAATCAATATGGATCAGAAGGATAACTCAGGAGCTTTGTTCTCCAACAAGAAGAAGCAACAAGAAACCCACCCGGACTACACAGGCAAGTGCATGGTGAATGGTGAACCAATGGAACTCAGTGCTTGGGTCAAGACCAGCAAGGCTGGCGAGAAATATCTCAGCGTTGCCTTTAAAAAGCCGTATAACGCCAATACAAGCGTTCAGGCGAACGTTCTGCACGTTGGTGGGGGTGACCTACCATTCTAACACGAAAGTGTCTTAAATCGCTCCGTAAAGCGAAATCGTTCATAGTTAGTTGTTGCGAGGGGAGGAGTTGTTGCCTCCCCTTCTTTAATTCCAAAGCTTATGAAGTACGAAATCTACAAGGATAAACAAGGACTCTGGCGGTGGCGTGTCATCGCTCGCAATGGTCGAATCATAGCCGAATCAGGCGAAGGATATACAAGAAAGAACAGATGCTTGGATGGGTTTGAATCATTAGCTTATGGCATAATAAATGATTTAGAACATACAGTCCAACTTAGTCCAAAAGAATCTGAATTCTATGATGCAATGAAAAAGAAATGGATAAAAGAATAAGCATAATCCACCCCAGCTTCGGAAGGTCAGAGCAGGCGGTCTTCTGTCATCACCAGTGGGTCATGGCTGAGACGAACTACGATGAGATTGAGTGGATCATCAGCCTATCTTCCAACGACCCGGATGCCGATGATTACTACCGAGTCTTCGACAACGAGCCAGTGACTATCATAGTCGGTGACTCAACGAACATGGTGCAGGCAAGCAACGATGCTGCCAAGCGAAGTCAGGGAGATATCTTAGTGCTGGTCAGCGATGATATGTTCCCACCACTTGGTTGGGATACGAAACTCATTGAACGCTTCGATGCCTATGGCGATGAGCCAGTGGTGTTGCAGGTTTTCGATGGGATACGTAGCGATATCGTGACTCTGCCCATTATGAATCGACTGGCGTACGAGAAGCTTGGCTACTTGTATCATCCTGCGTACATATCAATGTTCGCAGACAATGACCTGGCTGAGACTGCTCGCAAACACGGATTCTACCGGGTCGATAAGAACTTAGAGTTCGACCACAGACACTACACGGTAGGCAAGAGCAAGCTTGACAAGACCTACCAGAAGGAGAATAGCAAGATAGCATGGGATCATGGGCAACGAGTGTTTGAACACCGCAAGCGCAATGGATTTCCAATCTGAAGACATTCAGCGATTCCTTCGGAAGGTTGCCAAGTCAGACGGATGTTGGCAATGGCTTGCAAGCCTACGAGGGAAGACTGGCTATGGAGCATTCAAGATAGGTGGCAAGGTTATGGATGCGCATCGGATATCATACATGATTCATAAGGGCGCAATACCATTGGGTATGTTAGTGTGCCATGAATGCGATAACCGACAATGCGTGAATCCTGAACATCTATGGTTAGGAACTTATAGTGATAATTGGAGGGATGCTCTGAATAAGAAAAGAGCATCCATACCGACCAATGAACATCTTAGAAAACATCCAAGTCTTAGTGCCTATCGAAAGGGATGCAGATGTGAGGATTGTAAACAACTCAAACGCATGAGAGAATGTCGCCACTCTGGACGATCTTCATCCTGACCATTAACGGCAGGGAGAACTACCTCCAACGCCTGCGTGGACTACTCGACCCTCAACTGAATCATCAGGTTGATGTGGTGGTCCTGAAGGATAACCGTGAGCATACGATAGGCGAGAAGCGACAGTACGCAGTAGACAACTGCACGACCAAGTACATCAACTTCATCGATGATGATGATATCATTGCTGGCAGTTACGTGGACAAGATTCTGCATTGGATGAGGCGTGATGCCTATGGCGTAGGCTTTAGAGGTATCATCACGATGGACGGCAAGATTCCAGTGGAGTTCATCCATAAGGCAGGACTTCCGTACTCAGAGAAGCCAGTGCGGTACGATGGAGCGATGAGGTACACAAGACCGTTGAATCACCTCAACCCGGTGATGACGAGCATCGCAAAGGAGATAGGATACAAGCCGATAAGCATGGGCGAGGACCGTGACTATTCGATACGCTTGGCTGAGTCGGGACTGGTGCAGGACGATTGCCTCGTCAATGACTATCTTTACTTTTACCAATACAGAAGCAAAAAGTAATGGCAACATACGATGACTACCCTCAAGCCATCAGCGATGAGGCTGAGCGAGGGATACGGCTGAACGCTGAGATTAACAACCGATGTGCTACGCAGGTTGGCAAGATACGTGCGCAGCAACTGGCGAACCGGGAGACGATTACAACGGAGACTGTGAAGAGGATGTACTCGTATCTGAGCAGAGCAGCGGAATACTATGACCCACGTGACACCACTGCGTGTGGTACTATCTCGTACCTGCTCTGGGGCGGTGAGCCTGCGTTACGGTGGGCAGAGAGGGTGCTGCGTGATGAAGGGGAGATTGAATGAGAAACACATGGTTTAGATTTGATGATCTGCTTGTCGATGAAGGAAACTATACCTTGAGACTTGCGAATGAAGAGATGATGCAAGGTTATTTTGATGGAAGCGATTGGTATGACATCAAGCAAGAGCGAAGAATAACCGAAGAGATTAGCTTTATCTTTGTAAATCTAAGAGACGATGCCATTCAAATCAAAATCACAAAGAGCGTATCTATACGCAACCAATCCGAAGCTCGCAAAGGAGTTCGCCAAGAAGACATCTCCTAAGCAGATGAAGAACCTGCCTGCTAAAGTCAAGAAGAAATAATGAGGCTCAAAGAAAAGATAGAAAGAGTGCTGAACGAGTACGATGAGTACCAGATGCGCAGAGACTTGGCTGAACTCAGTCCGGGAGAGCGACTCAAGATGCTGGCTACTCTTGCTGAGTACATCACTCCGAAGATGAATCGTCAGGAGATCAAGCCTGATGACGGCACGATTAACATCAGGATCATCCGTGACTGACATCGAAGTCAAGCTTAAGCGACTGCACTCAGGTCAAGAGAAAGTGCTGACGGAAGCGAGTCGATACAACGTGCTGAAGATTGGCAGGCGGTGGGGCAAGACTACTCTTGCGGTCAATGAGTTGCTGCCTCAGATTGCGCTCGATGGCAAGCCGTGTGCGTACTATGCGCCCACGTACAAGGACCTGCATGATGTGTGGCTTGAACTCAAGTACACACTCAAGCCAATCATCGAGACGAAGAACGAGCAGACAAAACAGATGCGCCTGATTACTGGTGGCGTGATAGACTTCTGGAGTATGGACGAGCCTGACTCAGGGAGGGGGCGTAAGTATGCGAGGGTGGTGATTGACGAGGCTGAGAAGGCGAAGAAGTTCCGTGAGGCGTGGACTCAGACTATCATGGCAACGCTGCTGGATTTCAAGGGCGATGCGTGGATTCTCAGCACTCCTAAATTCGGGAGGACTTACTTCAAGGAGTTGTTCGCAAAGGATGACGGAAGTTGGAGTTCTTTCAACTTATCAACTTACGATAATCCGCACATAAGCCACGATGAGGTTGACCACTTGCGTGAGCAGTTGGATGAGTTGACATTCCGGTGCGAGATATTGGCTGAAGATGTCGACCTTGCCAACAATCCATTCGCCTATGCCTTTGACGAGGTCAAGCACGTGCAGGCGGTAGAGTACGATAAGCTCCAGCACTTGTATCTGAGCTTCGACTTCAACGTGGATCCTATCACTTGCCTTGCCATCCAGCACAAGGACGGCTGCATAAACGTGGTGCAGGAGTTCGCACTGCGGAACTCAGACATCTACCAACTATGCGACACTATCATCGCAGCCTTCCCGAAGGCAAGCTTCATAGTGACTGGCGATGCGACTGGGGCGAATCGGTCAGCCTTGACATCAGGCAATACAGGGTACTACGATGTTGTGGCTGCTCGACTTCATCTTGGTAGGGCGCAGATGCGTCAGCCTGCGGTGAACCCAAGCATCCGGGATACGAGGGTGCTGGTCAATTCGCTGCTTCAGAACTACTGCATCAGAATCAGTCCGACCTGCAAGGGTCTCATCACGGATCTCAAATACGTGGAGGTGGACGAGGACGGTGACATCCTGAAGGACCGCAGCACGGACATCCGCAAGGCTGACTTGCTGGATTGCTGGCGGTACTACTGCCATAGTTTTCACCGTGATTGGATTCGGTTTTTGTGATGTATATTTGTAAGCATGGCAACGAGCTACAACTGCACAATCAAGATACCAATCATATCAACTTGGAGCAATTCAGGATACTACTTGTGGAAGCAATCAACATCAGGTGCTGGCAGTGGTTATAGTAGTCTGACTGCACTTCTTGATGACATAGTAGTCACGCTCGATAGTGCGTACTCAGCAACCACTACATACACACAACAGTTGATTGGCACGAATATCTACATCACGTTCAGGATACGCAGCATGGGCATCGACCCTGCGGTGAGTGCTGATGACTTGGTGGCGTTGAGTCTGCTTGATGATACTGGTGGAATCTTCAGCGGTACATTCGAAGCCGTTGAGGTATGTAACGATTGCAAGGAACTGAACATACCCAACTGCAATGAATTCTTTGAATTGACTGGACTCAATCCTGAGACCGGATACAAGCTTGTCTTCACAGACAATCAGAGCAATGTGGAGTACACATACTACTCATCAACAACCGAGCAGGGAGTCATCACGATTGACACAACGAACTTCCCGGACGGACTTTTCAATCCGTACTCAAGCTACACGGTCAGCATCTTCGATAACTCAGGTAACCCAATGGTCTTGTCATTGGATGCGGTAGAGTACGATTGCTATCGCCTTACGTTTACGCCTAACACAATAGTATTCGACTAATGATGGACACACTCATATTCTTGGTGATTAACTCGCTATTCATCAATGGACTGAAGATTGCGATGGAGGAAGGCATGATACTTGAATGGCTTGGCAAGTGGGGCGAGAAGTGGCTCGGCTACTTGTGGATGCCGTTGGGCGGATGTGTGACGTGCATGGCTTCGGTGTACTCGATACCCTACTGGATTACATTCGACTGGAACATAGCGATGCTCATCATGTACATCCCTGCATTGGCTGCGGTGAACACAATAATCTACAACAAGTTCTTCAGTGAGTGAACTAAACGCATACCTCGTAAGCATCGGGTACTATCCATTGGGGCGTTGCGCTTGCAAGGGCAAGCCGTTCCGATGGAAGACCCGGCATGGGCATGAGGTTAAATTATATCAGGATAACAACTGGCAGCTCATTGTCGGTGGAATAGTAAGATATGGAAAAATTGAAACTGCGATTGACGAGATTAAAGAATACTATCAGCAATTGGTGGGCGAAGCTCATCACGAAGCTGGGTCATAAGCCGATATGGCAACTGGAGGAGGGTCATGTGATAGAGCCTGCCTTCATTTCTAATGGAGTGCAATACTATCGGCTGAAGGATTACTTCAACACGTTCTCGATGCGTGGACTCATGGCGTTGCAGGTGTATGAGGAGTGGAACATGAGATTCCAGCGTGAGCATCTGATGGCGTTCATCGAGCAGATGGAGAAGGTCACCAACGACCCGAAGAGCATCAAGATTGGCGAAATCATCAAGCTGATTGCGATGATGAAAGAAAGGATGGAGTGGATAGTGCCAACCAGTGAAATCATATATAAATTTGCATCAGTAGCGTTCTTCGACAAGAATGAATCACCGTATAGCTATGATCCGGAATACTGTAAGGAGAAGATAGCACGCTGGAAGGAGGCAGCAGATATCAACGATTTTTTTATCGTGATGCAGCTGAAGGATATGCTGCCCTTGCCAACGCTATCAGAGGACGATTTGCGGATCTGTTTGACGGTAATCGACAAGATGGAGGAACTCCAATTGAGCAAAGTGCTGGGCAAAAACTCGCCAAGCAAAACGAAGACGGATTCATCCAGCGTACCCTCTTGAATCAGCGGTACGGAGTGAACTGCACCAAGCTCACACTGTGGGAATATTTATTGCTAATTGAACACACTTCTAAAACTAAAGACTGATGGGATTGAGAATTACATATAGTAATGCACAACAGTTGCAGAATACTTTGCTGCAATGCAATTTATATGTTGATGACATTGATACAAGTAATCGGATACAAGATTACGTTTTTATCTTCGATGTGCAAGACTTCTCTTGTGTGTATGATACAGAATATCTTGGCATGGTCGAATTGATGTTCGGACCGAATAAGCTTCAGATAACAGATACTTATTTAGAGTTTATTGACGGAGGTGCTAATCCAGTAGCCGACCCGAAGGCTCTTGCTGATTATATTATTGGTGATGTTTCTCAATACTCTGCATGATGGCTAAGTACATTCAATATGTTGCAACAAGTAATTTGCTGGGCGCAAGAATCATTGTATCAAATTTCATCATAGAAGATGACAATGGGATTCTGAATAACCTATACTACGTATTCGATGCTCGTAAGTTTGCTGCTGTTCACTATGCAAGAGGAGGTACTTTCGGAGAGATGAAGTTTAACCACAATAAACTTCAAGTCACGGATGAGTATGCTGAATACCGAAATCCATTAGGTACTCCTTATACTGATTTATTCAAGTTGATTGATGCAGTAGCTGCTGATGTAGCAACCTATATTCCCTGATGCCAACGTACACGATAGTCGACTTCTCCTCCACTACCGTCAAGCTGACGGTGGACTTGGATGAGTATGTCTACAAGAAAGCGTACTGCTCGACTGAGGTCTTCGGTGACTACTTGTACTTCTATGCTCATCAGGTTGAGCAGAACTACTTTAGGCAGCAGTGGGCAATTGACTACAACGATTGCACGAACCCGGTAGCTGCAAGTGCTTCGGCTTTGAAGACTGCCGTTGATGCTATCCTGAACAACTACGCAGTGCCTACTGGTGGATACGTTCCTTATGTGGGTGCGACTGCCAACGTAGACTTGGGTGCCAATGGTCTCATCACGGATTTCGTGAGCTTCGACTTGACACCAGTAGCAGCACCGGGTGCAGGACAGATTGCCTATCAAGGGAACACTGGTGCGCTATCGTACTTGCTGAACAATAGCAATGTGATGTGCAGCATAGGTCAGACCATGCACGCTTATGTTCACAATGGCGAGGCGGTGACTATCACGAAGGGTCAGGCGGTGTACTTGTTCAGTGCTTCTGGAAACAAGGCGAGCGTGAAGCTTGCCAATAATACGAGCGATGCTACCAGTGCCAAGACCTTCGGACTGGCTGCTGAGGACATAGCTTCAGGTGCGAACGGCATGGTCATCTGTCAAGGTGTGATTGATGGGTTGAACACATCCATGTTCACGGCAGGCGATACGCTATACTTGGGCAACACGGCAGGATCTTACACGAATGTCAAGCCGTATGCACCGAACCACTTCGTCTACATAGGAATCGTTGAGCGAGCCAACGCAGGCAACGGTCAGATATATGTTCGTGTGCAGAACGGCTACGAGATGGACGAGATTCATGATGTCGATCTCATTACTACGCCTCCGGTAGCAAACAACGTACTGACGTACAACGGCACATTATGGACTGCGACCAATGTCTCTCTGGCATCGATGTCGAACCTTGCTGCCAACAGTATTATAGGCAACAACACTGGCTCACCAGCGACACCGATTGCGCTGACAACTACGCAGGTCACTGCGATGCTGAACACCTTCACATCAGTTCTGAAGGGTCTTGTTCCTGCAAGTGGTGGTGGTACTACTAACTTCCTGCGTGCCGATGGCACGTGGGCAGCACCGGGTGGAGGTGGTGGAGGTATCACTTCGCTGAACGCTCTGACCGGATCAACGCAGACTTTTGCGGTGGGTACTACTGGTACTGACTTTGCGATTAGCAGTGCAGGAACTACTCATACCTTCAACATTCCATCAGCGAGTGCAACTGCAAGGGGATTGGTGACAACAAATGCACAAACCTTTGCAGGAGATAAGACATTCAGTGGCACTCCTACCTTCAGCACGATGACATCTGGCAGTGTGTTGTTTGCAGGAACGAGTGGAGTGCTAACTCAAGACAACGCTCAGTTGTTCTTCAATAATGCCAACGATACACTTGGACTTGGCACGGCAGCACCATCCAGCAAGATGCACGTGATTGCTGGTACATTATCACAGACTACCAAGAACTACGGATTGCACGTTACGGCAACTTATCCGACAACATATACATACTTACCACGTGGTGTCTATGTTGAATTGACTACGGCAGGTAGCCAAACAAATACTTCATATCCGCAAAGAGGTATGGAGGTATTGATGAATGCAGGCTATACTGGACCAGTATCAACTGTTGCCATATTCGGTGCTAATGCAGCAGCAGGAACTGCTGGAGTGATTGTTCAAGGAGGCGTTCCTTCAGGAAATTCAGGATTCACTTATACTGCCGTAGCCAATACTACTGGATATAATTTTGGATGTGCAGGATTTGCTCGTCTTGGTAACGTATCCATAGGGGTGGTTGGTCGTGTAGGTCTTGACACTACTGTCAATAACAAGAACGGAGCAAAGTACATAGGAATCGTTGGTATCACTCGCAACGATACGGCAGCGAACTCAGTATCCTGCGGTGGATACTTCGGACTCAATACTACCGACCCGACATTTGCAAACTGCGCTCTCATGGCGGACAATGCAGATGCTGCCTATGACATATTCGTTGCAAGGGATAATGGTTCTGCCAAATGGACGATTGCTGATGGAGGGAACACTACATGGGGCGATGCGGTAAATATGGTTTTCAATACTACGACCGGAACAAAGATTGGCACGGCAACCACACAGAAGATTGCCTTCTGGAATGCCACTCCAATCGTGCAACCAGCAACCGGAGGAGCAGCAGCGACCAGAGTAGGTGGTGGTGGTACTACCGTGACTGATACAGATACATTCGATGGTTATTCAATCGCCCAAGTGGTGCGAGCATTACGAAACACTGGACTATTAGCATAATGACACTACAAGACAATGAGAGACAAATCCAAGCCATTCAGACTTGGGTGAACGGTGAGGTCAAGACGATGACCGTACTGCGCATAGACAACTACTTTCAATACGATTTCCTGATGAATCCCGGCATGGTTCACTATTGCTTGTGCGGATATGAGGAGCTTCCGCAGACTGACTATGACGGCAATCCAATCACGGTCATCAACAAGCCTACCTTTGTCGATGGAAACATCCAGCTCACTTGGGAACTTGTCAATCAGTGGGGAGAAGATGATACTATCATATTCAATTACGTGATAAATGAGTTAAATTTGATACTGATATGAGCGACAAGATTAAAGATTTGAAGGCTGAAGTTTATGACATACTGGCTCACATCGAGCAGTTGCAATTGCAGATTCAGGACTTGCAGAAGATGATGCAGGATAAGAACAAGCAGATTCAAGAACTCTATGGCAAAGCCGAAGCAGTCCCAAGCAGCAGTCTTTAGGCGTAAGCCAAGCCGGAAGCGACCCGGAATACATTCGAAGAAGCGCAGCAGTGCGCTCAAGTCAAGTAAGAACTACCGCAAGAGGTACAAAGGTCAGGGATAATGGCGCAAACGGCTGAAATAAAATTAGTAGTTACTACGGATAGTACAGATCTTCAGAAGACCAATGAAGAATTATTGCGTACAAATAAGATTACAGAAGATCAACTTCAAAGATTCAAACAACTTGAGGCTGAAAACAATAAACTAAAACTTTCTTTTAACGAATTAAACCAAGAATTAAAAGAAGCAAACGCTGAATTTGTAAAAGCAAAAAAAGAATTTGGTGATACATCAAAGGAAGCAGCAAATGCCGATGCAAAAGTTAAGTCAGTAACTGATAAGATTGCTGAATTAAAATCAAAACTACAACCAGTTTCAGATGGCTTTCAAAATTTAAAAACAAGAGTTCGTGAAGCGAAGGAAGAATTACAAAGAGCAGAGGATAGGTTCGGACCGTTCAGTAAGGAAGCCAATGTAGCAAGACAACGTGCAGGCGCACTCGCTGACCAGATGGCTGACTTGAATCGTCAGGTTAGTTTGCTTAATCCTGAAGATAGAATCAAAGCATTCACGAATCTTGGGCAGGGTGTAGTTGGTGCGTTCAGCGTTGCTACTGGAGCAGTGCAGGCATTCGGTGCTGAAAGCGAAGAGGTACAACGAATCGCACAGAAATTGCAAGGGGCATTGAACTTGGTGCAGGGAGTTCAGTCAATCATCGGACTGAAGGAAGCATATCAGGACATCAAGGTAGTGCTTGGATTGACAACTACTGCGCAGGCTGCGTTGACCACTACAACGGTTGCAGGAACGGCAGCGACTGAGGGTGCTACGCTTGCGACCAGAGCGTTCAGCGTTGCGTTGACTGCCACTGGTATCGGTGCTATCGTGGTAGCTC